GCCCGCAACATGGTATTTACTAGGTACAAAATTGTACACATGGTCAGGCGATGGGTCTCCGTAACACCAGAGCGCAGCGGGTAGCGGAGCAGCGACGGCGTGCAGAGTCCGAGCGCACAGTCGTAATCCCAAAATGCCGCAAACCGCGTCGGCGAGCGGAGGCCGAAAGGTCATTGTGGGCATGGGCGGCTACATACTGCGCGCACCGGATGCCGCTGCCGTCCGCGCCGGTCCATATGGACCTAGCCTCCGATCTCGATGCGGTGGTCCGTAGCGGAGGCAATATCGCGCGCGTGCTGCCGCGCGGCTCTGCGAAAACAACGTGGATGGAGCTGGGCGCGATCTACGCCGTGGTGACAGGTATGCGCAGGCACGTCGTCATCGTGAGCGGGACAGGCGAGATGGCCGAGGACATGCTGACGCGCATCCGAGGCGAGGTCGAAGCCAACGACCTGCTCGAGGAGGACTACCCCGAGGTATGCGTTCCGATCCGCGCGCTTGAGGGTTCGCCCATGCGCGCCAAGACGATGCTCATTGACAACGGATCAGACCTGTTGCCGATCAGCTTCGAGTGGAAAACCGGCAAGGCTGTTTTTCCGCGCGTCCCCGGCTCGCGCTGCTGCGGGTCCATCATAGTCGCGCGCGGTATCGAGGGCAACTTGCGCGGCATGATCCACAAGCTGCCGTCGGGCCAGAGCGTGCGGCCGGACCTCGTGCTGGTGGACGACCCGCAGACGCGGGAGTCGGCTGGATCTCCGGTACAGTGCCGGGACCGCATAGACACCATCAACGGAGACCTGCTCGGGTTGGCGGGACCGAACACGAAAATAGCTGCGATGGTTGCAGCGACGATCATCCGGCGCGGCGACGTTGCAGACCAGTTGACCGATACCAAGCTGTCACCGGCGTGGGGCGGCAAGCGCGTTGCGATGGTGTCCACATGGGCGAAAAACGAGGCGCTGTGGATGGACCAGTATGCGACGCTTCGCAAAGACGCGCAGCGAGCGGGCGACGCTGCCGGGAAAGATGCGACAGAGTTTTACGCGCAGCATCGCGCCGAGATGGACGAGGGCTGCTCGGTCTACTGGCCAGCCCGCTACAACGCCGACGAGATAAGCGCGGTCCAGCACGCCTACAACTTATTGATAGACCGCGGCGAGCATGTGTTTTTTGCGGAGTACCAAAACGACCCGAAACCGGCACATGCCATCGGGTGGGAGTTAGTCGAGGAGGATGTTAGGTCGCACCTGTCTGGTGTTCCGCGCGGGCGCATACCCGACGTGTGCGAGGTCGTCACGTTTGCCTGCGACATCAACCCGGCGTATGGACTCAACTGGGTCGTCTCGGCCTATAGCATAGACGGGGCCGGATATGTGATCGACTGGGGCAAATACCCTTCCGGCGACGTGCCGATATGGGACGCGAAAAAATCTTCCGTCACCGAGGAGCAGGCGATATTTCAGGCCATCCTAAACGTCTACGCGGACGTTGCAAATCGCTCGTATCAAAAGGCGAACGGCGAGCGCGTGCGGATGTCTTGCGCGTCGTTCGACTGCGGCTACAAACGCGAGGCCGTCTACAAGGCGTGTGCGGCCCTGCGCACGACGGCTGGGCAAACCCAAGTCATACCTATACGCGGCATGTCGGGGCGATACTACAGGCCGCGCTCTACCGACCGGCGCGGTGACTCGTGGCATATCGCCGCCGTGGGCAACGGGCGCGCCCTGGTCATCAACGCGGACACATGGCGCGAGCGCGCACAAAAAGCGTTCCTGGCCCCGGTCGGTTCGCCCTGCGGCAGCCTCGCGTTGTACGGTAACGACGCGCGGCAGCATGAGATATATGCCGATCATGTTTGCGCGGAGCGGATCGTGGACATCCTGCACGGCGAGCGCGGCGGGATCGTGTACGCATGGGCGCAACTGCCAGGACGGAAAAATGACCTGCTAGACGCCACCGTCTACGCGATGGCTTGTGCGTCGCACCAGGGGGTTACGTTCGGACCTAATCAAGCGGTTTCCGCGCATACGCAACCAACAAGGGCCGAGCCGCAGCCTGCTGCTGATACTACGCAGCGGCCACACGTCCAAGTGCGCAGGACCGCACACCACGCCGCCGCTGGACGCCGCAAGTCGTTCGCCACGTCTTGGTAATTGATAACGCGGCCCTTGGTGTGAGCGCCGCGCTCGTACCAGCCGAAATCACGCAAGGCACAACCCAGTCCTGGGATGTGGTGCTTTCCGACTACGTGCCGTCCGAGTGGACGCTATCATACACGTTTTTTTCCGACCGCCAGCGCGTATCCGCAACCTGCACCCCTACGGCGTCGGGCTGGAACGTCACGCTGTCAAAGACAACCACGGCTGGCATGTATCCAGGCGTTTTCGCGTGGCAGGCCTTCGTGCTTAATCTGGCCGGCACGATCCGCCACAACGTAGCAACCGGCGCAACTTATGTTCTGCCCGACCTATCCGTAGATCAAACGCCTCCGCACGACCCGAGGACACATGCGCAACGGATGCTGGACCAGTACAGCGCAATGATGCTAAACGAGGCATTTATTAAGACCCTGCTGCCTGAGCAGATCGAGGCATTAGAGCGCGTGCGCAAACAGTTTGAGTGGGACGTTAAGCGGCAGAAGGATGCCGAAAAGCTACGCGCTGGCGGGTATCCCACGCGCAAAATCTTCGCACGGATGTCGCCCATATGACGCGCAAGACCACAAGGACCAATCGCGGGCGTGCATCAGCGAAGGCACACCGCAAGGCGATGGCGACGAGAGTCGCAACGGCCACGGTCGCGCGCCGATATGACGCTGCCAAGATCGACAGGCTTACGGCCGATTGGATTTTCGGCCCGCTGTCTGCCAACGAGGAGATACGCGGTGGGCTTAAGGTGGTGCGCGACCGCGCGCGCGAGCTTGAGCGCAACGACCCGACCGCACGGCAATATCTTGCGATGTGCGAGCGCAACATCGTTGGGCGCGGCTTCCAGCTTCGGGTTATCAAAGACGAGTCCGGCATCGCGCAGAAGTTCATGGCGTGGATGGACTCGGCGGACATCACGCGGGCGATGGGTGGTCCAGACCTACAGCGCCTTATCGTGCGATCCGTAGCGCGCGACGGAGAGGTGCTTGTGCGGTACATGCGCGGGCCGGGCTACGCCGACGGGCTCGCGCTGCATGTGTTAGAGGCGGATTACCTGGACCATGACGCCCAGGGCACGTCCCCGACCGTAGTTATGGGCGTGCAGATCGACGACGCGACCGGCCGACCCGTAGCCTACAAGATGTTCAGCAGGCACCCAGGCGACACCGGGGCAGGGATGGCCGCGCGTAGTGAGATGATGCCTGCGTCCGACCTGCTGCACGCCTACCGACGTGAGCGGCCTGGGCAGGTCCGCGCCGTGTCGTGGATGGCGTCGGTCATGGGCGCAATCAGGATGCTGCACGGATACCAAGAGGCCGAGCTGGTAGCGGCCCGCGTGTCGAGCTGCAAGATGGGGTTTTACAAGATTCCACCTGGCGAGGACTTCACGGCCGACGGCGAAGATGCTTCTGGGGCACCGCTGACCGATGCTGCGCCGGGAGTATTCGAGCGGTTGCCGACCGGGTGGGAGTTTCAGCAGTTTGCGCCAGACCATCCAACGACGCAATACGGCACGTTCGTCAAAGACATCAAGCGCGACATAGCGGGCGGCCTTAACGTGGCCTACAACAACCTCGCCAACGACCTAGAGGGCGTGTCGTATAGCAGCATCCGCAGCGGGACCATCGAGGAGCGCGAGGGCTGGATCACGTTGCAGGACTGGTTCGCGGCGTGCGTCATGCGTCCAATCTATCGTGAGTGGCTAAAGATGGCATCGGCCGCAGGCACGATCACGGCTGAGGAGGCGACCCTCTACAGCGCGGCGGATAAATGGACCGGGCGCCGTTGGCCTTGGGTTGATCCCCAAAACGACATCGCTGCCAAAAAGCAGGAGATCGAGCTTGGCCTGACGGCGCCGTCTGAGCTTGCGGCTGAAATGGCGAAGGACTACGCCGCAGTACAGCATCAGATCAGCATGGACGACGAGGCGCGCAAGAGCGCAGGGCTTCCACCCATCAACGAGAAGAAGGCATAGCTTTTTGATAGTCCGGCATTAGGTGACACATGGCCAACGTAAATCCAGGGCGGCATACGCGCGAGGCTGCGATACGGCGCGAGGCATACGATGGCGAAAAGCGCGAACTTGGACTGTCGTTTGCGTCCGAGTTACCCGTGCGTCGATATTACGGCATTGAGGTGCTGTCATGCCGCTCGGGTGATGTGGACCTGTCCAGGCTGCTCGACGGCGCTCCCCTGCTGTTGCAGCACGACGCGAGCGAACAAATCGGCGTCGTCCTTGGAGCCGAAATCGGAGCAGACCGCGTGTGTCGCGCGACGTGCAGGATTTCGCGCAACGAAACTGGAGAGGAAGTCGCGCGCGACATCGTGGACGGGATCAGGACCAAGGCCAGCGTCGGCTACGAAACGACCGAGGCCATTTCGGATGAGATCAACGCAGAAGGGGTGCGCGTCATTACGTGGCGCTGGAAGCCCTATGAGATTTCGCTGGTCAGCGTACCTGCTGACTCCACTGTTGGAGTCGGCCGCTCGGCTGGCGGGTGTGAGGAGAAGCAGAAAATGAGCGAAGGTGCCGTGAAACCCGCCATCGAGCCGCAGGCCGAGAAGCCGACGGTCGAAGTGGCGAACGAGATCGAAACCGTCCGCAAGGCCGCGAAGGAAATTGTCGCGCTGGCCCGGAGCCACAAGGCCGACGTGCTGGCGGACAAGGCGCTGGCCGAAGGCTGGACGCTGGACCAGTTCCGCGCCGAACTGCTGAGGGACATCGCGTCGCGGCAGCCCGCGGCGACGAAGCCCGCGGCGGAAATCGGAATGTCGCGCGACGAGATCAAGCAGTACAGCATCCTCCGCGCCATCCGCTCGTTCCTGCCCGGTGACAAGACCGACGCCGGATTCGAGATGGAGTGCAGCCAGCAGGTTGCGCGGCAGCTCGGCAAGGACCCCCGCAGCTTCTTCGTGCCCTACGACGTGCAGCGCGCGGGCCGCCGCGACCTCACCGTCGCGGGCACTGGGTCCAACGCCGTGCAGACGACGATCCCGCAGGGCAGCTTCATCGAGATGCTGCGCAACGCGATGGTACTCAACCGCCTGGGCGTGACGATGCTGACGGGTCTGCAGGGCAACCTGTCGATCCCGAAGCAGACCGGCGCGGCAACGGGCTACTGGGTGGCCGAGGGCGTGGCGCCCACGGAGTCAACGCAGGTCTTGACCGCGCTTACCGCGTCCCCCAAGACCGTCGGCGCGAACAGCGACATCACGCGCAACATGGTGTATCAGTCGAGCATCGACGCCGAGGCGATGGTCCGCAACGACCTGGCCGAAGTGCTGGCGCGCCAGGTTGATTACGCCTGCTTCAACGATGCCGGGGCCGGTGCGCCGTCGTACCTGCTCGGTATCTCTGGCATCAACAATCCCTCGATCAGCTCGGCGGGTGCGGCGACGTATGCCGAAATCCTGTCGTTCGCAAGCAACATCGCGGCCGACAACGTGCCGACCGACGGCGCGTCCTGGGTGACGACCAATGAGGTGTTCTACAACCTCTGCGGCATCCCGCGGCACGCCACGGCGAGCGCGGCCGGGTTTATTGCTGACGTGGACAACTCCACGATCATCGGGCGTCCGGCGATCCAGTCGGAGAGCCTGCCCGCGAATACGGCGGTGTTCGGTGTCTGGAAGCACCTGATCCTGTGCATGTGGGGCAACGGCCTCGACCTGCTCGTTGATCCGTTCACGCAGTCCAAGGCGGGGATCATCCAGGTGCGCGCGTTCATGGATGTGGACTTCATCGTCCGCCACCCGCAGGCGTTCGCGTACAACTCGGCGGTGACGGCGTAGTCAATCGGAGCGTGGCGCGGCCGGGAAAACCCCGGTCGCGCCTAGCCGAAGGAGAAAACAAAACATGAAAAAGTTTTCAATCATGGCCGCCACCGCGCTGGTTTCCGGTCTCGTCCTGGCCGGCGTGGACACCTACGAGGAAAACAACGTCTACACGCTGTTTGCCCCGCAGTCCGTCGCGTCCAGTTCGTCCACCACCAGCACCCCAGTGGCCGTCAAGCAGACGACCAAGGGGCGCGGCCTCATGCTGCTGTCCATCTACGGATACGGCACGAGCGCGACGCATGGCGCGTCCATCACGGTGCAGCACTCGAGCGCGACGGGAGGCGTGTTTACCACGCTTGGCACCGGGTATGTTGCTAACGTGGCGGGCACCAATGCGGGCAGCGTGTACAGCATGGAGATCGATAACAACACGATTTCCAACTACCTGCGCGTGCTGGTCGTCAGCACGAACGGGGCCGACATCGCTGGCGCGGTGTACGTGTCGCCCAAGTAGGTCGGCATGGCAATCGGCGCGACAACAAACGCCGATGATGTGGCAGGCGCGTTTGCGGACTTGCGGCGTAAGTTCCCCCGCGAGTTTGCAAGCGCGCTGATCCATGTCAGCTATGTGTTGCGCAAGGGCGCGAAAGAGGCCGTACAATACGGCAAGAGCGACAGGCTGTCTCTTAACCTCGCGTTCCAGCCACAGTCTGGAATCACGAAGCGGTTGAGTCTTGGGAGACTCGGATTTGGCGGCAAGCTATCGCGGTCGATCAAGGCCTACAGCACAAAGGACACAATCTTCGTCGGGTGGCCCGAGCGAATGCGCATGTACGGGGAGGCGTTTCAGTCCGCCATGAGGCGCCCGTTTTCGGGCCGCGAGCAGCGCAGGCTACGCGCCGCAGGCATTACGCAGGCGCGCATCGACAGGGGATATGATCGGCCAGCGCGCGAAGTGTGGGGTCCGCTTATCAACGCGCGTGGCACGCAGCGCGCCATTGTCGATACGGTCATGCAGCGCCTGGAAAAGCTGGCCGCGGCTGCGGCGCGCAGGGCCGCGCAGAGGGGTCGCGCAGCAGCACGGTCGCACCGCGCGGATCGCAGGTTCCGTCGCGCCGCGGTGCGATACGCAAAGCATGTCAGTCGCGCATCGCGCGCCAATGCGCGCGTTGTGAGAAAGTCCAGCAAGTCCACGCTCAGGGGTGTGGGGCGCATCAAAAAGAGGGTCGCAGGATGATCCGCGTATGGAACGTCATGGAGGCTGTTGCGTCGGCCATCCTTGCGAGCGGAGACGTGCAGTCTATCTGCGCTCCGTACAAAGCCGGACTGTCGGTCTTGCTCGGCTACAGCGGCGAGGCGCATCTTTGCGGAGACGGTGACGGTCCCGTGGTATCAATCCTCGGGTCTGATCAGCCCGTGGACCTTGGCTACAGCGGCGAGGCGACGCGCGATGTTCCGGTCGTCCTGCGTTGGCGCGTGTTTGATAAATCGGCCCATGTTGACGGTGATGTAACTCGCTACATTGCGGCGCAAACGGCGCACGAACTTGGCGACGCGATGATTGATGCGATCCGAGGCATAACTGGACTTGGCGACGAGTTGAAGCAGGCGCAGGTAATCATAGATGCGTCGGAGTGGCCCGACGTGACTGGTGAGGCCAACTTGGTATTCGCCCTGTCGCGCGGGCTTGCGATGGAACCGGAAGTAACGTAAGAGGAGGTCGAACATGCCCTACAGCAACACTCACAAGCTCGCCAATGGCGCGACCGTCACCATTGATGGAACCGAATACACAGCCGCGACAAGCATCGGGATTCCCGGCAACATGGTCGAGCTGGTTGACATCACTACCCTGGGCAGCACGCGCAAGGAGTTCACTCCGTCGGATATGCCCGACAGCGACGAGATCACCGTGACGATCCCATTTACCGGCGCGTATCCGGAGATTGCTACGGCGGGGTCCGCAGCCGTGGCGTGCAGCATTACGCTGCCGAAGATTTCCAAGACCGTTTCGTTTTCGGCCTTCGTCACCAAGGTCTCTCCGGCGTCCGCTGAGATAGACGGCAAGTTGACGATGGAAGTCACGCTCAAGCCAACGACCGCCATCAGCTAGGAGGCGTGTCATGCCGCTAGACAAATCCGCAATTATCGGCGCGCGAGACATAACCACGCGAACGGTAGACGTGCCCGAGTGGGGCGGTGCGGTCATCGTGCGCGTGTTCGATGGGCGCGCGCGGGACGAGGTGGATGCCTTCGTCGCGCGCTCGGTGGACAAGAGCGGAAACCTGGTCAACCCGTCCGGCATGCGCGTCCTGGTCTGCCGGCTCGCGCTGTGCGATGAAAGCGGCGCGCCACTTTTCACTCCAGCGGACGAGGCCGCGTTACATGGCAAGTCGGGCCTCGCGCTGGATCGTGTGTTTAAGGCAGCCGCCGAGATCAACGGCTTGAGCGACAGCGGCGTGGAGGCTGCGCGGAAAACTTTTTGAGCAGGCCGGAGCGTCGCGCATGGTATCGGCTTGCGTGGCAATTCGGCCTCCCGGTGCGAGAGGCGCAGGACCGGATTGATTCGGCGGAGTTTGCTGAATGGTGCGCGTTCATGCTTCTGGAGCCGGACATCGGGACGCGCGCGGACTGGTTGTGTTCTGCGATCGCAATGCATTTGGCACGCATAGAGGCTGCGCTGGGCGGGTCGCGCGATATTCGCGGTGGCAAGCTGATTGAGTGGGGAAGGACGGCGGAGGACGACGAGGCCGCGCTGTACGCGAGACTAAAGGCATTTGGCAATGGCAACTCTACCACTTGCGATTAGCGTATCAGCGCACGGCGTACTTAAGAGCATATCGGGCCTAAACTCCCTTGCGCGCGCAACGCGCTCGGTCGGTGCTGGCACGATTGCGATTGGCACCGCCGGCGGAATCGCCGTAGCCAGAATCGCCCGAATCGGGGCAGCATTCGCGCAGGCATCTATCTCGGCTGGTGCGGATATGGCAAGGCGCGCGCGCGAAGGCGAAAAAATCTCTAGCAAGTTTTCCGACGCTGGCCTTTCGGCCGCCGAAAAGATGGATGCGAAATGGGCCGATGTAAAAGAATCAATGGTCGCGGCGTTCGTCAACGCGCTCCCGAGTATCATCTTGTGGGCCGAGAAGACTATCGCCTGGGCGCGCTACGTGTTCTCGGTTGTCAAGACGTGGTCGGTGGCGGCGACAAAAGCCATCGGAGCGAGCTTCGCAGCGCTGTGGGAGCAGGCCAAGCGCATAGGATCACGCCTCGGCTCTGTTGCGTCGGAGTGGATGCGCGGCAATTTCGTCGGGGCTGCGGCGCTGCTGGCGGAGGAAATCTCGAAATCGGCTGACTTGGCTGGCGATGCGTTCGACAAAATCTGGACGGACTATGACTCGTGGAGCGAGCGCACGACCGGCGGCTTTTTGCTGTTGCAGGATCAGCTTGCGGCGGCACAGGCCGAGTACGACAAGACAACATCAACCATCTTGCGCGGCTCTGGCGCGGCTGTAGGTAAAATTGCAGACAACCTCATCGGCGCGACGCTCGAGGTGGCGAACGCGGCAAAAGAAACATCTGCCGGGCAGCGGTCCACGCGCGAGCTGCCCAGCCTGTTGATCCGCGGCACGGCGGATGAGTTTATTGACCGGGCGTCGCGCGGCGCGGTGAAGGCCGTTGATCTCGCGCGGCAGCAGCTTGCAGAGGCGAAGAAGCAGACGGCGGCGCTGTTGTCTCTATCCGACGACAGGGTGCGCGAGGTAGTCATAGCATGAGCGTTGTTTCTGTGGCGGAAATCCACGATGGGCAGGGCGCGCAGGAAAAGGACGGCGTAATAACATGCGTGCGCGTCTACAACGTGACGATCAGCGAGCCGTCGTCAACGGGTGGACTTGAGGCGTTGCAGGCGGGCGGTGTGCCGGAACGCGGCGACAAGTACCCGCTCAAGCCGGACAACAAGGGCACACCGATATGCGTTGGAAAATCGGCGGTGGTCGCGGACTCCACGCGCAGGATGTACCGCGTCTCGGTCGAGTACACCAACGAGGCGCGGCGCGTTGAAATAAACACGCAGGAGGACCCCGACGTGGCCCCGTGGGACCGCGACCCACAGCACACGTATGATTTCCGCGAGTATTCGGAGCCCTTGCTTGTGGACCGCAGCGCGACGCCGCTGCCCGTCGTCAACGCTGCGGGCGAGCCGTTCTCGCCGCCGCAAGAGGTCGAGGCCGTGTATCCGACCATCACCGTGTCGCGCGCCAGCCTCGCCTATAATCAGACAACGGCGCAGGGGTTGATCGGCTCTGTCAATTCTGCAGAGGTCACGATCAACGGCCACGCGTATGCAGCCGGAACGGTGCGGCTGCTGAAGTGGGCTGGCGTCGAGTCAGAGTGGATTGATAACGGCACTGGCGACCAGCAGACGTATTACGACGAGCGTATCGAGTTAGAGGTCCACCCTGCGGGCTTCGACTTGCAAGTCGTGAATCAGGGTTATCACGTACTAACACCGGAGGGCATCCCGTCGCGCATCGTGTTTGCAGACGGACAGCCTCCTGCTGTGCCGCAATACCTTGCCGCAGACGGCAAATCCATCACGGGCACGCCCAACTATTTGACGTTCCGCCCGTATGCGTGGGCGGACTGGACAGCACTGGGCCTCGGATGATGCTACACGCCTTCGACAAATCGAGCGTTGATCGCATCGCGCGCGTTGTACGCGCATACGAGCGCAGGCCGTTGACGCAACCGGCGCGGATTGAACCGCCGCGCGGGTCCGTGTGGTCGGGGCGCATCAGGGTGGGCGGACGGCTGTGGATTTCCACGGACATCACCGGGACAAGCGCGAACCTCGGGCTGGCGAAAATCTACTTCGACGGCACGACGCCCCCGGCGTGGGCGACGAAGGCAGAGTATGACGCCAATCCGTGGCCGTCTGATTACATCATCGTGAGGCTGGCCGATGTTCAGGGCGATTTCATTCTGCCTCGCGGGTAGCCTCGTTGTGGCGATCATCGCGGCTGCTGCGTTCACGACTCCTCCGTGGCCGTCGCCGTCCTACTACGGAGGCACTAACAAGGACGCGAGGGTGTCGCAGATATATTCTGCAATGGTCGAGCGTTCGGTCGCGTGTTACGGGTTCGTAGCCGTCACATCGCCACCGCCATACATCTACGAGCGCGAGGCCGTTGTGCGGTTCAAGGCGTTCGTCGCGTCGGCGGTGACAAACTTCGTTGACCTGTCGCAAGCCGATAGCAATGGGACGTTTTCCGCGTACTTTGCGGCGAACACAAACGCGGATGATTTCCCGATGCTGTCTATCACATCGCTTCTCGCGGCTGTTGGCGCGCCGACTAATTATTTTGAGCGCACGCCTTGGCAGCAGTTGAACGGCGGCGGCTATCCGATAACAAGCTCGTATTGCTACGGGTCGTTCAGCGAGCTGGACTACGGCTGGAGATACGCGACAAACATCGTTGCCATGCTGCGCGCAACCGCACAACCGGCCTACTGGCAAGACTCGGCCATCACCAACGACGCATCTCAAACCGCATGTGGTTCAGAGTGTTCCTCCGTCGAGGCCGTTACCAACGCGTTTCACCTCATAACGCATTTCGGCGGCATCCAGACGACGGGCGGGCTATTCGGCGTGACTGACGGTCGCGGTGGTAGCAATGCGTCGCCAGCCCTGGCGGATAGGTGTCTCGCAGAGATGCCGACGCCGACCTACTACGCAATGTCCACGGTTGACGGATTTACGTTTGCAGAGCAGGACGTGATAGGATGGTTTGCAACGTGGGCAAATGTGTTCATCCGTCCCGTGGCGCGCCCGATAGTGTCTGTCCCAGCGTCCTCGCGGCCAGAGCGCGTTGACTACTACGTGCGCGATGTGTGGTGGACATCCTTCTGCGGCTACCCGATTGAGCTGAATCAAGACAATACCAACGCGCCGTATCGCCGCTTGTTGTGGACAGCGGCGACCAACGGGGTAGGGCCGCTGGACTACGACCAGCCGACATGCGAATACGGCGCTGGCACGAATACGGACTGGGCTTTTGCCGGGGGGCCGGGCGGCGCTCCGCTTGTCTATGATCCGTGGTTCGGCAAGGTCCCGACAGCCGACCAGCTACAAGACGGGCTGTGGGGCGATGGGTGTACTCGGACGGTGTTTTTGTCCGGCAACTACGGCCTCCCGCTCGACTGCTATGCCGCGATGATTGATTGCACGGGTGGAACCGTTGAAAACGAGTCGCAATTCCGGGCTACCCTGACAGAGCCCATCATTGGATCGGCGGCATCCGGTGCGCGCGCAAACGCCGTCATATTCTGGCCGTTCGCGTATTGATACCTAGGCACACTGTAAGGCGGTAACGCATGACGCAGGCAACTCCAGAAATCACGCTCACGGTGTACGGCGCGACGAAGGCTATGGTCATCGCCGGAAAGGTCTCGCTGTACGAAACGCGCACCATCAACATAGTAACGGATACCGGCGCAACGTGGCCGTCTGGCGACTACACGCTCGCCGTCACGTACAAGGGGCGCAGCATGGCATCAGCCACGTGTACCAACGCCGCCGGTGCGCTGTCCTGCACTCTATCGCTCAACACGACCGAGCTAGAGGCGCTGTTTGACGCGATTGGGCGCGAGTCGGAACTGCTCGACTGGACTCTGTGGGACGACGTTGCGCATACCGCGTGGGGCCGCGCAAAAATCCGCGTATACGCAACAGAGTGGACCGAGGCCACGGCGTCGCCCACCGTGACCTATGCCGACTACTACTCCGGCCAAACGTCCGTCACCAACGGAGCGGACTCGGTAACGGTGGACATCAGCAGTCTGGCACTCACGGCGGCGCCGTATGTGGTCGCATCCGTGCAGGGTCCGGCCGGAGCCTCAAACATTTTCGGCACGGTGTCTAATATCACGGCCACATCGTTCGTCGTGCTGCTGTCTGCAAACGTACCGAGCGCGGGCTATTCGGTCGCATGGGTGGTGTACACATGAAGCGAGTTGCAACAATCATCTGCGCGCTGGCCGTCACCGCGGCGCACGCAGTAACGCCGATCTCCGGCCTCAAGCTGCAAAGCAGCGCGGACGGTGGCGGGTACGCCATCACAAACCTGTCGGACGTGCGATTGACCAACGGCACAACGCTATCCGGCATCAGCGCGCAGGCCGGGGCGACGAACGCAATCGGGTCGGGCGCACTGGTCCTGGGTTACGACGCGGCAACGCGAACCGTAACGGGGCTGGTATCATCTGCCGGGACCGTGACCGGAGCGGTAGGAAGCGGACGGCTTGCGCTCGGGCTGTCCGGCGCGACGATTACCGGAACGGTTGACGTGTCCGGCCTCGCAACGGGGTCGCCCGTATACTCGGTATCCGGTCTTGCCACCGGCACACCGATCTACAGCGTGGCCGGTCTGGCGACAGGCTCTCCGGTGTACTCGCTGGCCGGACTCGCCACCGGTACGCCGGTGTACTCGCTGGCCGGGTACGCCACGGGTACGCCCGTGTACAGCGTCGCTGGTCTAGCAACCGGCACGCCGATCTACGTTGAGACAAGCATAACTTCCGGGGTAGCGCAGGGGCAAACGGCGAACATGACCATTACGGGCGCGAGCCGCGTCCTATACTACACGCTGACCGGCCTTGCCACCGGCTCCCCGGTCTACTCTATCAGCGGCCTTGCAACGGGGTCGCCCGTGTATGCAGAGTCAGATGCGGCGGCGCTGGCACAAATAACCGTCGTGCAGACGGCAGACGTTGATCGTGCGGCCGGAATCTCCAATCGCATCAATGGATTAGATGGCGTGTATGTGAGCAGGAGCAACAACCTGTCCGACGTGCTATCGGCGGCAACGGCGCGTGGCAACCTCGGGCTAGGCACGGCGGCGACCAACAGTTTTACCAACGCCATCTACGGGGCCGGGACACTGTTCGGCGCATCCGTGTCAACCAACGCGGCAACGTCCGCCTCGCTTCCGGTGCGCGGCGCCACGGCTGTTGTGTATCCGATGCTAATTGGCGGCGACGTGGCTGCATCGCTTGCGGGCGTGACGCAGTTGACCGTATCTGTCAACAGCGGCGCTATCACGTGGAGCAAACTAGACAGCAACACCGTGGACGCCGTGCTGCAGCGCGACGCAGAGGCGGCGACGAACGCGGCGCGCATCGCCATCCTAGAAACAAATACGATGCCGCTGTCTGGCTCGTTGTTGATCGGGTCGGCTGCGAGCAACGCTCAGGTCGTGGCGAGCAATGCCGCAACCG